AAGTCCTCCAAAGTAGGAGCTTTATAATTCGGTCCTTTAGTGACCTTGCCGTAGTGATTAAGTACTGGGTTACCTTCATCGTCAAGCTTAGACATATTACTATTGTGAACCCTATTGAAAGCAGGAGTAAAACTCCCAGCAATGGCGCTGAAACTAATAATAGTCCCTGATAAAACATATTGTAAATCAGCAAGCTCTTTAAGTAAAGCAGCCCACTGCCCCTTACTAACTTTTCTACCCTGTGCTACTGTCATCTCTATGACGTTTAACTCCTGACACACCTCTTTGCACTCCTCTATTAACAGCTTCTCTCGTAGCCGTAAAAGACTTACACGTGGTGCAACAGCTACGTCAATATCCATAGCACGATGAAACTCTTCTACCTTATCTTCTCTATTAATTGATTTCATTGGATACATCTTTTAACCTTTAATGTAAGTTTGTAATATTACCTTTAGAAGTTTTCTTGTCAGGGTCAATCAAAGAACAGCTATCAAGTAACAGTTGTGACGCATCGTATAAGACTTGCCATGCTTCATTACCTTCAGACATTTCATTCATGTCCTGTACTATTAAACGTAGCTGCTCCATACGTGCTACTAGTGTATCTATTGGGAACGCTACTAATGGTGAGTCGTAATCATCCATACTCATTGTCCTCTTCATTAATGTCATCATACAAGTAGTCAAGTTCATCGAACACTGTAAGATTAGTATACACCTGTTCCATGACCATGTCAAGCAGCTCTTCGGTAGACATACCTAACCGCTCTACAATCTCAGCAGCTGTGTACTTGTCTACCATAAGCTCACGTAGTTCGTCTATGTCTACCATGTACTATGACTTCTTACCTCCGTACTCTTTTTTAATAGCTTTGATAGATATAAACTGTGGGTCATAACAACCGTTTTCAATCTCACGTTTAACTACCACACCTGACCACCATAGGCCCTCACTCTGAGCGTTGTTCCACCCACTATCATAGTCTTGGTAGACACCACACACTAGACCCATGATGCGCTCATTAGCTGCATTGGTGTCCGTTGCGAAGTCTAACGTATGTGTATGCCCAGCTGTAGCCGACATGTGTTGCTTACTTAAGAGGGATTTAGCAGCATTCTCCCCACCAACAGGACGGCCCATAACCCCACTTGTGAAGTAATGACTATAAGCAATACGGTCAACAACAGCTGGTACCAAGAAGTCATGAACTTCCCAGCCGAACCTATTGTAACCCAAATCAGAGACACCAATAGTCCCGTCAAGGATAGCATCACTGCTGATAGCTCTATTAATTCTATTCTCATGGTTGCCCTCACACATTACGTATCTAGGTTTCTTACGTTTAGCTTTCTTAATAGGCTCAAACATACGCTCTTGTGCGTCAATCACAGAGTCAACGTCAAGTTTGTAGCGTCTACCTTCAAAGCCTTTGGTACCCCTGTCGTATGTGCTTAGGCTAGGCATGTCAGCCATGTCTCCCATGTTCACTACGACATCAGGTTTAACGTCTAAGATAAGCTTACCTAGCCATTCAAAACGATCATTGTTGTGGTCAGGGTGAGCGTGACTGTCGGGTATAATTAAATGTATTTTACTCATGTATCCATCCTTTCGGTATTAATTTATCTGAGTACTTAAAGTGATTCTTCTTACACCAGTCAGCGTATGTAGTCTTGCTACCTTTATAGAGCTTAGACTTACTACGGCTAAACACAAAGCGTATATCTAGGGCAGGGTGTTGCTTCCTAACCAGCAGGTGTTTCTTCCTGTCTGTGCTATCGAAGATACCCTTAGTCTCAATGATGATACCATTTTCTAGTACAAAGTCAGGAGTATACGTGTGATACGTCACTGGCTTAGTGTACTTGATCTTTAACTTTTCGTATGTAAAAGCTACTTCAAGATACGTAAGGTAGTCTGACACTTTCTTTTCTAATCCACTACGGTATGTACCTATAGCGCGTCTACGCCCAGTGTAGTTAGCCATCTTTTACTACCTCAAAGACCTTTGGAGTTTTCTCTACTTGAGTTAACCAGACTGGCCCGTTGCTATACGTGAAGAGGCGTAGCCCTGCTCCATCATTAACGTCAGACCAGCATGTATCTTTGTGAGCACAATAACTACAGTTGATACCAAGCTTCATGTTACCTGACTTACCTTCTGGCACAGCTTCATGGCAACGTGTAGGTGGTGTTTCTTTGTCAGCCACTACAGCTTTCATGTGTTCAATACGTGCTACTGGATCAATGCGGTCCATGTCATGCACTGGCATGTAGCACAGCTTGCCTAAGACCTTGTCCATAACGAGGAAGCCAGCGTCCTCACTGCCCTCCGCATGTGCATACGCACTAATCTGCGCGATGTAGCCGAAGGGATCATTGTCTGCCAAGCTACCATCAACGAACTTCTTAAAGCTGAATGGAGATGCACTCTTAACGTCAACCATTGCACCGTCAATCTTACAATCAGTGTGACCTTTAATACCTCCAATCTGTACTTCATGTTGCTCATGTGTAACTTCATGCCCTGCCTCCTTAACTAGGTACAACACTAGAGCCTCAATCATATCACCGAAGAGGAACTTGATGCGTGTGTCCGGTGTCAGCTCCTCCTTGGTATCGTTACCGTTGACCTCATACCACACCTGTCTGTCACCCTTACCTATGTTAGACATACGAAGGTGTGTTGGCCTGTCGCGTCCAGCTGGGCTGAGTTGTTTCTGGATAGCTTGTGTCATGTCTAATATGAAAGCTTGGAGACGGTCAGGGTCAGGTACAACACCCTTATCCATCACTTCATAGATGTCTTTGACTACTGTGTCTACTGTCTTCATTGTATTACCTTTCTAATTAAGTAGTAGCACTACCGCCTCTTCACTACACCCAAGGACAATTACGTGGTCCGTTACTACCTTGGCCCTGTTAACACTATAGCCTAGTCTTCAAAGTCATCCAAGTCAAACGGTGCGTCATCGTTAACGTCACCAGTACCCTCAAAGTCACTGTCATCGTCCTCTTTACGTACATACTCATTCAACATGGTGACCTGTAACTTAGAGACACCCAAGCTAGTACCTGTCTTAGTTTTAAACTTCCAATCGTATGGGTTAATCTTTACCTTAGCCATTGTCTCATTACCGATAACAGATGGATCAACCTCACTGATACCAGCCTTGAACACCACCTTGATAGGGTAGTTAGACTTAGCTGTTACGAAAGTACCTTTGTTAGGCTTCTTGTCACCATCACCAGCATCTTCCTTGATAGGGATACCCCATCCTTTTATAGTTGCCGCTGCCTCAGGGGTAAGCTGTCCTAGATCAACCTGAAACTTACCTGACATGTCGTTAGGTGTTACTAAAGCAGCCCAGAATAGTGTTGCGTCAATTACTGCGTTCTCTGTACGTGTAGCCATAATAGTTATAGTCCTTTAGATAAGATATAGTTACCTTAATTGATAACTAATTAGTTACTGTATGTATAGTATATCGTACTTACTGAACAGTGTCAACAAGTTTTTATAGGGTATATAGTGTTAGTTTCTCTTATAAGGAGTACCCCCTTAAGTTAATGTGTCTCTGCCCAGTTATCACCCAGCTTCCACTCAGCGTCCAAGGGACAGTTCATATTAAAATGTACCCCTGCCTGTATGATAGCCTTCTTGATTAACTCACCGACCTCAGAGGCCTGTGTCCGTAACACCTCTACTTGAAACTCATCGTGTACTACTGCTACCTGTCGAGCATCTAGTCCACGTTGCTTCACCCAGTGGTGCCATAGTATCATAGCGTACTTCATGATGCATGACTCAGCACCTTGAAGGTAGCATGACAGCGCGTAGTGTGCTGATTTGATCTCTATTCGTCTGCCGTCTAGTCCAGTCATACCTTTAGTTCTAGCTGCTGTTGCTGCTCTGTCTTTAAGGGTGGCAAGAGCTGGGAGACTATCAAGGAAGCTCTGTTTAACTCTACGTCCATCTGTTGCAGTTCCCCCTGTAATAAGGCCAACCTTCTCGTCACCAGCACCAAGTAACCACGCATAGATAAAAGTCTTTGCAACTGCGCGTCCACTCCACTGTTTGTGTTCTTCATCATAGGTTCCTTTCGTGATACCCATAGCTTCTAAGTTCTTCATGTGTATGTCACCATTGACAACCTCATGAGTGTAGTCTGGATCGTCCATGTAGTGTGCTAGTATCCTAAGCTGTATGCCTGAAGCATCACACCCAAGAAGAACATGAGTGTCAATATTATCAACAGTATAGCAACTCCGACAGTCATTGCCGTATGGTGACTCGACCCCCGGTATGTTAGCTGTGTTAGGACTGTTGTGAGACATACGATGAGTGATAGAGCCAATAGAATTGACGTTACCATGTACTCTGTTGTCATCTCCAAGAGCATTAAGCCATCCATCTATTTCCTTATACCTAGCTGTTAACATTGCGTACTCACCAAGTAACCTCAGTTCTTGTGGAGCCTCTGGTGATACGGTTTCAAAGTTCTCTTCACATAGTTTCCACATATACTGCTGTCTATCGTCAGCTTGATCTTCTGTAATTACACCATCACGTAGCTGTTCTTGCATTACACGATACCCTTTAGTACGTACAGTAGGTGACCACCAAGGATTAAGGCGTGTCACTTTTTGCTTGGTAGAGTCTATGTTAAACTCTTGCCATTCAATGCGAGTAAACGGGCCACCTACCTGAGGCCAGTCATCACCAAACATCTGTAAGCTAACCTTCGATAGCTTACCATCTGCTTTGTACTTAGGTGTCACTGCCCCTTTGTTTAATGGTAAGGGGTGTACTACATCTAAGATCGTAGACTTTATAGAGTTAGCTTTGTTGTGTAATAGGGCGAACAACTCGGTAGCCTTCCGTACATTAAGAGCAAAGCCGTACTCTTTCTGTTCTTCTAGGATGTGTTGACTAAGATGTTCTATCTTACTCGACTCTACGCTGCCGTGTCGAACGCCCTCTGACTTTAAATAGCAAGCTACCTTATAGTTTAACTCAACATCTTCAGTACATCGATGCTTCATCTCTTCACTATACTGTGTCCAGTCATCATGTTGAGGCTTACCATGACCTAGTATAAGACCCCAGTTCTTGAGGCTATGTCCTCCCTTTCTTTTCTGTGATTGTAAGCGTGACAATAACAACGTATCCGTTACCTGTAGTGGTTTGATCTTAACACCAAGCCACTTCTTTATCATGCGTACATCATAAGCTATGAAGTTGTGACCTATCCAGTGGTGTACAGTATCAGCGAAGCCAGCGAAGTCACACAACTCATCAGGTCCAAAGAAGAACTTCTCACCTGTGTCGTAGTCCATAGCTGCAATACACCAGATACGTGTCGCATTGAATAGCAGTCCATCAGCTTCGATGTCACATACTACCGTTCTCTTAGCCA